TGCAGCTCCTGAAGCGTCTGGGCGAAGAGTTCCAGAACATCGAGATCGACGATGTGGTGATCAACAACATCATCACGCTCGGCTACATGACCGAGGACGAATTCCTGGCTCCTCCCAAGGTCGAGTCGGATGCCGTCAAGAAGGTCATGTCGATCGTCCAGGGCGGCGCAGAAGCATGAGTGACGCCACACTCACAGGCGGGCGAGTGAATTACTACCTCGCCCAAGTCGAACATCCCCAACGGGAAGACCAGCAGCCGTACCAAGCTGAGTGTGAGGACATCATCACCGCACTCGGCATGACCTTCGACGAAGGCTGTCTGTTCAAGGCTCTGTGGCGTACTGCCGCAGCTCGTCTTGGCAACGGCAAGCCCGGCCAGAAGGCCAAGTACGACGCTGAGAAGATGGTGCACTATGCAGGCCGGATTCTCACGCAGCTCCAAAACGCAGAGAACGATGTGGTACGCCAGGAGGCTGACAAGCCCGTGTATACCGGCTGGATCGAGTGGAGTGGTAGTTGCATGGCTCCTGTACCGGGAGAGGTCGTTGTCGAAGTCGTTCTTCGAAACGGTTCCAGACTGAGCGGCAAAGCCCGGTTTCGTGATTGGAATCAATTCGGCGGCGCTGGTGACATCGTGAAATACCGAATCGTCTCCTGATCCCTTTCCTTGGTTCGGCTGTCTCCCCCTTTCACAGTGAGTACTCCTCATGACGATTACGCATCAAGAGCTCTTGGAGTTGATCCACTACGAACCGACAACCGGAGTTTTCACCCGTCTGGATACAGGCAAGGTGACGAACTGCATAGGTAAAGCTGGCTACGTGGAGATCCGCATCAAGAACGTCCTGTACTACGGACATCGCTTGGCGTGGTTCTACGTGAAGGGCGAGTGGCCTCCCCGCGTGGATCACGACAACAACCATCGACACGACAACCGATGGACGAATCTGCGTCTGGCAACCCGGACACAGAATAACCGGAACGGCGTGATACGTAAAAGCAACAAGAGCGGGTTCAAAGGCGTCTGCTTCTGCAAGGTCATGAAAAGATGGAAGGCAACGATCACCGTTGATCGCAGGCAATTCACCATCGGCTACGCCGACGAACCACAGGAAGCAGCTCTGCTTTACGACCAGGCGGCGATTGTGCACCACGGTGCCTTCGCCAAAACCAACAAACAACTGGGACTGCTTTCATGAGAGTTTCGAACAACTCAGACATCTCACTACCACTCGCTGTTTGGCTGCTCGCAGATGACTATGACTACCAGACCGACGAGAACTACATCAGCGCCACCAAGCTGATGCGCCCTCTTCGTCATCTGGTCCTGCCGCACCGCATTCCGGATAAAGAGCGTCCGATGCCGGACGTGCAGGATTACATCGCCTCGGCTCTGGGCAAGGCACTCCACGATTCCATCGAGAAGGCGTGGACGAACGGATATACCAAGGCTCTGAAGATGATGGGCTACTCGGAAGACATCATCAGTCACGTCCGCATCAACCCCGATGAGCCAGAGGAAGGAACGATCCCGATCTACATCGAGCAGCGTGCCAAACGCACGATCAAGATCATGGGCAAGGTCTACACCATCGGCGGCAAGTTCGACATGGTGATGGAAGGCAAGGTGATGGACAACAAGTCCACCACGGTCTACACCTGGATCTATGGCGGCAAGGACGACGACTATCGTCTGCAGGGTTCGATCTATCGCTGGTTGAACCCGGACAAGATCACCGAGGACACCATCCGCATCAACTTCATCTTCACGGACTGGAGTGCAGCGGACGCTCGTGCCAACCCCAAGTATCCGCAACAACGTGTGGCCTACAAGGAGATCCCGCTGCTGACTGTCGAGGAGACAGAAGCCTGGATTATCTGGAAGCTCACGCAGGTGCAGAAATACTGGGGCGTGCCTGAGAACCAAGTCCCGGAATGCACGGACGAAGAGCTCTGGCGTTCGGCACCGAAGTACAAGTATTACAGCGACCCCCTCAAGACCACGGGGAAATCGACGAAGAACTTCGACGCACTGAGTGAAGCCAATCAGTGGTGGAAGGTCGAGAAAAGTGGCAAGGGAATCGTCATCACAGTCCCCGGCGAAGTCAAACGCTGCGGCTACTGCGAGGCATTCAACATCTGCACACAGAAGGATCGCTACATCACAACACCATGATTGATCTCACCGGAGTCACCCACCATCCGGCAATCGAAGAGATTGTCGATCTGCTCTGTAACAAGACGCAGAACACCGACCGCGGATTCTTCCGCACCGAAGTTGCCTACTTCCTCGGGAAGATGGCGAGCAACATGCGTGCAACCATCGTCACGAAGGATCGTGGTGAGATTCCGGTGAACATCTACGCACTGGCTCTCGCCACCTCGGGCTTCGGCAAAGGCCACTCGGTCTATGTTGTCGAGAACGAAATCATCGCCGGATTTAAGAAGCGCTTCGTCGAAGACACGTTCCCAGTGATTGCCGAGAAGAACCTCTGGGACATCGCCAACAACCGCGCACTGAAGAACCAGTCCGATGCAAACGACGAGTTCGAACAGGTACAGGCGGAGTTCAAGCGTAATGGTACGCTCGTCTTCACGTTCGATTCCGGAACACCGCCGGCCGTCAAGCAGATGCGCAACAAGTTCCTGATGGCACAGTGCGGCGGGATCTCATTGCAGATAGACGAAATCGGCTCGAACCTCATTGGCTCAGTCGATGTGCTGAACCTGTTTCTGGAGCTGTACGACCAGGGCATTACCAAGCAGAAGCTGACCAAGAACACTGCGGAGAACACCCGTGGCGAAGAACTGGATGGCAAGACGCCGACGAACATGCTGCTGTTTGGCACGCCATCCAAGCTGCTCGATGGTGCCCAGACCGAGGACCAGTTCTACTCGTTCCTCGAAACCGGTTACGCACGCCGGTGCCTCTTTGGCTGGGGCCAGGTCGAGCGCAAGGCTTCGCACTCGATGACGCCGGAGGAGATCTACGCACGGCTCATTCAGCCGAGCAATGATGTCGCTGCCAAGAAGTGGGCGGCGCACTTCCATAAGCTCGCAGATCCGGCCATGTACGGCTGGAAGATCCTGGTCGAGGACCAGGTCGGGATCGAGCTCTTGCGCTACAAGATCGCCTGCGAGGAAGCCGCTTACGATCTGCCCGAGCATGAAGATGTGAAGAAAGCGGAACTCAACCACCGCTACTTCAAGGCACTGAAGCTGGCTGGTGCCTTTGCCTTTGTCGACGAGTCCAACGAGATCGAGATGGATCATCTGAAGTCCGCGATCCTGCTCGTCGAAGAGTGCGGCAAGGCATTCGAACAGATCCTCAATCGTGAGAAGAATTACGTGAAGCTGGCGAAGTACATCGCTACTTGCGGCAAGGAAGTCACGCATGCGGACCTGAACGAAGACCTTCCGTTCTACAAGGGCGGGCAGGCTTCGCGCAACGACATGATGAATCTGGCCATTGCCTATGGCTACAAGAATCACATCATCATCAAGAAGTCGTTTGCAGACGGCATCGAGCTCTACAAAGGTGAGACTTTGCAGGAGACAAACCTCGACGAGATGACGCTCTCCTACGGGGAACACTGGGCCTACAACTACCTGTCGGAGACGGTACCGTTCGACCAGCTCCACGTGCTCACCAACGGCGCACAGGATGACGGCTCACCGCTGCACTGGTGCAACCACCATCTGAAGGGCGGTCACCGCTCGGAAGAGAACGTGGTGGCAGGCTTCAACCTGCTGACACTGGACATTGATGAGGGCGTCACGCTCGATGCGGTGCACGAGCTGATGGAGGAATACAAGTTCATGACGTACACCACCAAGCGCCATCAGACGGATGGCCATGGGGACCGTTTCCGTCTGATCCTGCCGATCAACTATCGGCTGGAGCTGAACAGCGACGAGTACAAGGAGTTCATGAACAACGTCATGGCGTGGCTCCCGTTCAAGACCGACGAAGCAGCGAACCAGAGAAGCAAGAAGTGGGAGAGCTTTGCAGCTGGCCAGTACCACTACAACCTCGAAGGGAAGCTGCTCGATGCGCTGCCGTTCATCCCGAAGACCAAGAAGAACGACGAGTATCAAGCCGGGATGAAGGAAATCGAGTCGATGGATAACCTCGAACGCTGGTTCGCAGGACGCATCGCCTCGGGCAACCGCAACAACAACCTGCTGAAGTACGCCATGGCACTGGTGGATTCGGGCATGGATCTCTACCAGGTCACCCAAGCTGTGATCGCCTTCAACGGCAAGCTCAGCAATGGCCTGACCGAAGAAGAGATCCGCAGCACGATCCTCATCTCGGTGAGCAAGCGCTACAGCACCAAATAAGGACAAACATGAAAGATCTGAATTTCGGCCAGGCACTCGACCAGTTGAAGCAGGGACAGGCAGTTGCCCGCAAGGGATGGAACGGCAAAGGCATGTTCGTTTACCTGGTTCCGAAGAACGCGTATCCGGCCCAGACGGGCATCGCCAAGGCCTACTTCGGTGAAGGCAACCTCGTGCCCTACAACGCTTACTTCGCACTAAAGGGCGTAGGCGGTGCGGTAAGCACCTGGGTGCCGAGTGTGACGGACTGCCTCGCAGAGGACTGGGAACTGGTCCAGGTCAGTCACTAAGTAATCACCGCTCATTCCTTTCCTTGGCTCAAGGAAGGGATGAGCAGACAGGAGAAACCATGAGCGACGTGGCAGCAGACCAAGAGGTCGAGAGGGCTGGAGAAGTCAATGACCAGTTGATTCTGGTCGCAGGCTACTCCGGGGAAGGCAAGAGCGCATCGCTGCGCAACATCCGGAACCAGGAGAACTGGGTCTATCTGAACTGCGAAGCAGGCAAGCGTCTGCCCTTTCGCAACAGGTTCAACAACGTGCGGATCGCCAATCCGTACGAGGTGTGGGACTACTTCGATGACTGCATTGCGAACAAGGATCAGGTAGACGGCGTGATCATCGATTCGATCACGTTCCTGCTCGACATGTTCGAGACGCAGTTCATCAACGGCTCGGCCAATGGTCAGAAGGCCTGGGGGGATTTCAACCAGTTCTTCAAGACCATCATGCAGCAGAAGGTCACCACCTTCGGCAAGCCCGTGGTCATCATCGCCCACTTGCTGGACGTGTACGACGAGGCGAGCCAGTCGATGAAGGTGAGCGTGCCTGTGAAGGGTTCGCTCAAGAACAACGGCATCGAGGCGTATTTCTCGACGGTCGTCGCTGCCAAGAAGGTTCCGATCAAGGAGCTGGAGAAGTACGGCAGCAAACTCCTCGACATCACCGAGGAGGAGAAGGAACTGGGATACAAGCACGTGTTCCAGACCCGCATCACCAAGCAATCCACCGGCATGCGAATCCGTGCACCGATGGGCATGTTCGACAAGGCAGAGACGTACATCGACAACGACTGCCAGAAGTTGCTGGACCACCTGAACGAGTTCTACGATATCTGATCGGTCAGCACCCGTTTAAACACAACCAAACTTTTCAAAGACACCAAGACACTATGAGCACTCTGTTCGGAAATCTCAGCAGCGAAGGCCTCGAAGAATCCCAAGACCGTCTGGGCGGCGGCTTCCGCCCCCGTGACTCGGACATCTACGAGTTCACGGTCAAGGCCATGTACGCCGGTCAGTCGGATGGCGGCGCACGCTCGATCACCTTCATCGGTGAAGAGGGCGGGAAGGAATACCGCGAGGTGTTCTGGATCACCAACAAGAAGGGCCAGAACTTCTACATGGCCAAGGACAAGGACGGCAAAGAGACCGGCAAGAAAGCGCCGATGATGGGCTTCACCATCGTCGACGACATCTGCCAGATCACCACCGGCAAGCCGCTCTCGGAGCAGGACGCCGAAGACAAGGTCGTGCAGGTCTGGGAAGACGGCAAGCAGGTCAACAAGTCGGTGCCGATGCTGATCGACTGTATCGGCCAGAAGGTTGCACTGGGCGTTATCCGTCAGCGTGTCAACAAGAACGTCAAGAACGAGCAGAACGTCTACGTGCCGACCGCCGAAGAGCGCGAAGAGAACGTCACCGACAAGGTGTTCCACCCGGAGCTCAAGCTCACCATCGTCGAAGCCAAGGCCGGTGCCGACAACGCAACCTTCTGGGATGCGTGGCTGGAGCTGAACAAGGGCAAGACGCAGGACCGTCGCAAGATCAAGGACGGCCAGGGCGAGACCGGCCAGGCAGGTGCACCGAAGGCCAGCCGTGCGTCGAACGCTGCAGCACCGCAAGCCGGTGAAGCTGCAGCAGCGCCGAAGAAGTCGCTGTTCGGCAAGAAGTAACACGCCATGAAGATCCGCGTCTGCGGCATGGACCCCAGTTATCGCAACTGGGGTCTGGCTGAAGGGATGCTGGATCTGGATTCTGGCGTGCTCGATCTCAACCAGATCCTCATCGTCAAAGGTGAGGATCTGGAAGGCAAGCAGATACGCAAGAATTCCAGTGACGTGCATCTGAGCACAGAGCTGTGCCGGGGAGTCTTTCCCTTGGCTCGCAAGTGCCATGTGGTCTTCGTGGAAGTGCCGGTGGGTAGCCAAAGCGCCTACGGCATGAAGTCCTACGGGATCGTCTGCGGAATTCTGGGTGCGATGCGGCTCGAAGGCATCGAGATCATCCAGGTGGATGCGTTGGACGTGAAGGAAAGCCTCACGGGCAACAAGAACGCCACCAAGAAGCAGATGATCGATGCAGCAGTAAAGGAGTACCCGAATGTCGCTTGGCCCCGTCAGGAAAAGAACGGAGCCAAGCACAAGAAGGGTGACCTGAAGAACGAGTCAGAGCATTGCGCCGACGCCATAGCCGCCATTCATGCGGGAGTGCAGACTCCCATGTTCCAAAATCTCATGCGAATCTTCGCAAAGGTATGACCATGCAAATCATCATCATCCAGTCGGAAATCGAACAAGCGATCCGCAACCACATCCTCGCGCAGATCAACATCAAGGATGGCATGCGCATCGACATCGATCTGTCGGCTACCCGTGGCGCAGAAGGTTTCAAGGCCACCATCGACATCGTGCCGGATGCACAGCCGGCTGCCGTCAAGGCAGAAGCGCCGAAAGCCGAAGTCGTCGCCGTCACCAAGTCGGTGAACGTCGAGGTGAAGAAGGAAGATCCGGCACCGAAGGCCGAAGTGCTGAGCCAGGGAAAGGAAGAAGTCTTGACGGATGCCGGAGCAACCACGACCGATGGTGCAGCTGCCGAAGCTGGCACTGCGACGAATGCTTCGGCTGAGCCGTCGAGCACGGAGCCGCAAGCCGAAGAGCAACCGGCAGAACCGAAGCCCGCAGGCCGTAGCCTGTTCAACGGCCTCAAGCGCGTGAACAA